TATCCCTTCAGTGATGTTGAGGATTTAGAGGATGACGTGATGAATTATTTTTCAGAAGTACTGGGAACTTGCTCGCCCATGGGACAATGGGCGGATGTTGTTGGGGATTTCTCCCCCGACTCTGCGACAGGTAGGAAATTCCAGCCACATGGTGTTAATAAGGGTCTCATTGTAGATGAGTTCCTTAACGCATATGGTCGGTCGAGTCTGGAGGACACTGCATTATATGAGTGTTTCCAGTCTTATGAATCGGGTTGTTCAGCGTTTACATATGCCACTATATCTCCAAAGATGGAGCTGTTGCCGGCTGTTAAGGTTGAGCGAGGTAAGGTCCGTTCGTTTCAGTGTATGGCCTTGGATCATTATGTTTGGTGTCTCATTCTTTTTAAGAATGTTCATGACATGCTAGCATCTTGGTTCACGGAAAACCTGAAGCTTATGCGCCAACTTGCTTTTCCTATTTACCCAGTAATGGGGGCTTCGGCACAGCATCGTATATACAACAATGTGCTACATTCTAGTTTCACTGAGTCTTTGGACGTCGGTGGATGGGATGGGTCATTGCCGTCTTGGGTGATTTGGATGGCGGGTCTGGTAATTTTTAGGTGTTTGCACCCAAAGTTCCAGACCCCGGAGAATTATGTTCGCTGGTTCAATATCTTTAATGCTTTAATTTACACCTATTACGTCTTTGATGGTCACTTGTACAGGAAGAAGTGTGGTATGCCCTCTGGGGCGTATTTTACCCTTCTTGTCAATACCATCTGCCATCTTATCATACGAATTGTCTGCTTAAGGAGGGGTATTAGCTTCAGTGCGTGTATCCTTCTTGGCGATGATGTTGCTAGTGACACTGTGCAATTTGAAGAACTTGCAAGTATCTATAAGCAACTAGGTTTTGCACCAGAAATCCAGCAGGGTTTCACTTTCCTACAATGTGGGAAAGCATTGCGGCAGTCTGTGTATGGCCCGTGTTGGGTTCTCGAACCCTCATTAGCTAAGGCACTCTCTGCTGCGTGTTGGAAGCAGAATCGTAAGAGGCATAATGGACGTTCAGGTGTGGGCGCTTGTTATGAGCGTGTGTGTGGGATCAGGACCCAGTTTTATCCGAACACTGAGGCCGTTAAGGCAATGGACCTCATTTTGGATTATCTGGCAGATTATAAAGTCAATGGGGTGCCCTTTCGTTTGACGAGGGAGTACCCTAATGTTGCCCCATGCAGGTTAAGCATTGAGGAGTTGGACAAATTATGGTATGCTCCTGCTCTGTTGTGTTGAGGGATTTTATTTGTTTCTCTTTCTTTCATTGTTTTGAAAACAAAGGGTTGAAAGTTCTGGCTTTAAAACCAGGCGACAAGAAATTGTCACCCACAAAAACACTTTCTGTGATTGCCGTCACAGTAGACGAGTTATTTTCATTTTCGTTTTCCAGGTTTGGCAAACCCCTGGTTGCTAGCGTGATTAGTCTTTCCTTTTTAAAACGAGAATTGCGTTTTATTACCTTAGCTCTTGCATGGGATTCATTGAAAAGTATGTCTGCCCAAATTGCGGAGCGAATTGCCCCCGGCCCGTTGGCGGGGAAGAAAGGCCCATCGGCCAAGAAGCAGGCCAGGGCGGCCAACAACAAGGCACTCAAAGGCCAGTTGAAATCCGCCTTGGAGCGAGGCCAAATGGCTGGGAAGGGTACTTCCGTGGCTGGCGTAGATAATCGCCTCTCCTTTGCCATGGAACGCATCAAGGATGCTGCACGCATTGACATGCAGTACCTTCTCCAGCTGCTTGACCTCAGCTCTGTTTCTGATGCTGATTTGTGTGGCATTCCTGATCTCACGACCGAAATTCCCACCGGAGTCATCCGTGTGAAGAACGTAGGGACTGTTGTGACGGATGCTAGCGGAAACGCTGCCCTTCAGGTGTATCCCACCGCGCGTGGCTATGTCAATGTGCAGGCCGGGACGTGCTTGATTGGCACGCAGGTCGCTCCCGATGGTGCAGGGACTCGTAGTATTTTCCAGTATGCGAGTTTCCTGGCGTCATACCAGGGCATTCGGATGGTGGCACAGCAGGTGTTCCTGCGTGCTATCACGAACATCACGACAATGGCAGGTAGCATTGCTGTTGCTCCGATGCCCGGGCAGACGGCCTTGCCTCTTGTGTCTGTCTCGTCACTGCAGGCTGTCCCGATGTGTACCAACGGTACCATTGCGCAGATCTTTGCAGATGGTGAGAAGGCATTTTCTTGGCTCCCCTCCGGTGCAGATCGCCGTGGAGTCAGTGACCCTTCAGACTCGGATTATTTCCCTCTGGAGTTTGTCAAGGTAGATCGTACCGCTGATGGTACGATCATGCCAACTCTCAATGTTGCAGTTGCTGGTGCTCCAGTCAGTGCTGCCATTCTGCAGATTGAGACTGTTGGGCTGTACGAATTTACGACGGTGAACGTTACAGTCCCGACAAATGCGGTGACCCCTACATCAGCTGAGGCTGTTGCTTTGGGCAAGGTTGCTCAGCACCCAATGTTGCGTTCCCATGCTGAGAAGAATGCTGGCAACAATTCAGTACAATCTATTGCTAGCCACATGATGAACAACTGGGATACGTACAAGAGGTTGGGCTCTGGCGCCTACCGCACGCTGCTGCATGCAAGTGGCACGGGCATGAAGTTGCTTGGCGGAGCCGCCAAGTATGCTCCTGCCGCCGCTGCTCTACTACTTTGAAGAAAGAGGAGCAGTCGCGTGCACGATCCCCCTTGCTTGACCGCCTTTGGTGGTCCTTTGAATTTATGAGAGCGGCAGATCTGTCTTGCAAATGCGATGTTCCTGTCTGCATTAACGCTGATAGTCTGCTTGTTCCTCGTATATGCTTGGTTTGCGGCTGTCCTGTGGGCGATAATGAGTCTTCATTGGCGACTAGATTCGCTAGTATTGACCTCAACCGTCCTCCGGCAACGCAATGAGTATGGGGAGATCTGGGTTTAGGTGGTGCAGTGTGTAGTCACTGAAACACCTCTTAGGTTAGAAATGACCTGCCTGATTTCCGCGCTTTCGCGGGGTTATT